CGGAACGATACTAAGTGTTTTCTGTGCGGCAATAGGTGTTATTACTTGCATATCTATATAACTATTTAAACACGAATTGTTTTAAAACAAAAAAAGGGAGCAGACCGTTTGTCTACCCCCCTTCAAACTAAGTATTAGGAGAATTAAGAGCCTATTTTAGTTATCTACGATAGTCGCACCACCGAACAATGTAGCTAAAGACGCTTCGTCGTTACAATCCAAGAACGGCGCTGGAATGTTCTCCATGCCCGTAAATGTCAAATTATAGCCCGAAAAATCTCCGAGAGCGCTACCAGTTGAGAAAGTACCCGCTGTTACGTCGCACCCTCTTTCAAGACCCGCTAAAAAGAAATTCAAGTTTCTATCACGAACAACGATGTGAGGTCGTCCGTAAGAAAGCAATTTAACCGTTTTGTGTGCGGCAATATCTTGACGCTTCAACTGAGCTACTACTACTTGCTCGAAGAACGTAGTACCGTTGTCACGGCTTGATTGGATTGTTTGCTCGAATGAGTTTGCACCTTTCAACTCAAATTTGTAAAGGTCAGTAACACCCGCAACCGCTGTAATTACATCTTCCTCGCCCGCTACAGGTGAAAAAGTTACATCCGTTGGGTATTCAATACCGTAGTTTATTATGTAGATAGCGTCAATACCCGAAACCGAATCTTTACACGCTTCTAACCTTCCGTTGCTAATATCACAAGCCATTTGTTATGTATTAAAAAGTTTAAAATAGGGGGCTTTTACACCCCCGTTAATGATTATAGAGAAACGTCGTAAACAACGCAGTCTTCCAAGATTCCGATTTGAGTACCCGCAGTATATCGAGCTACGAAACGAACGTTTTTAGACCCGTCTAAGTTAGCCATGTCAAGAACACGAACTTCGTTATGGTCTGAAAGTAGACCAGTTCCAAAGAACAAGTTCTCTTTTGTAGTTGCTAACATAGTGTTAGAATCCATTCCGTTAGCCATGAACAATGGAATACCATCAAAAGTAAGAGCGTTAGCGTTACCATTGTACCAAGTTGTCCCTTGGTTGTTGATACCCGCAGCTCCAACACCTGCCGCAAATCCACCAAGCGCACGAACGTAAGCACGTACAACGTTTTGAGGAGCGTAGATTTTCAAACCTTCTTTTCCGTAAAGTCTTGACGGTAGAGCGTCGACCACCTTACCTATCTCAGCGACTACATTAGTAGGGTCTATGGATACACCACCAACACCTTGAGCCAATGGAATACCTGTTCCAACCTCAGAAAGAGCCAAAGCGAAAAAACCGTCGAACTCTCCGTTAGTCGCTCCGTTACCTGTCCAAATAGAAGTCTCGGTGCTTTCTGCCATTGTTCCAAGAACACGCGCAATAAAGAAATCAGTAAAGTTTTTAGGCAAAGTATCGAATGCGGAATATCCCATTTGGATAGCTTCCCAATCGTCTTCGAACTCATCTTTACAGATAGCCTCGTTAACTTGTAGGTACTTAGGTTCGATTACTCGGTCAGTAAGAGCGATTTCCCCTGTTGGGTCGAAGTCGCAAGTGCTGTCCTTAACCAATCCTGTTGCGCTTAAAGTTTTTACCGTGCTTCGGTATTTTACGTTAGGCATAACGGTTACACCACCATTCTCGATAGTGTTTGCGCTCAAAAGAGCGGCGGCAATGTACTTCCCTGCGAATTCACCAGCATAAGAAGTAGTGTTTACTACGTTTGTAGGCATTTTGTTAAAAAATTAAGATTAATACAATTTATTTAAAACTCGGTCTAGAGAACTTTGAGCCTTTTGTTTTTCGTATCGGAATACTTGTACGGGCTTTTCGTTTTCAGGATTATAAGAAATAGGTTTAACGCTATTTTGTGTGCTTAATTCCGTCTTAATGGCGTTCAATTCAGCTTTCAACGCTTCGTTTTCTTCGCGCATTTTTGCAACCTCGCTAAACAACGTTTCCTTGATAATAGATTCGATAGTCTTTTTAGGTTGTCTTTCTTCGCTTGTCATTTCTTCTTCGGTTTCGGTAGCGACTTCCTCGGTTACTTCTTCCTCGGTTTCTTCCATCTTTTCTTTGATTTCAGAAATGATGCCTTCCTCGGTAACTACAAGAATGTATTCGCCGCCTTCCATTTCGTACTCACCAACAGGCAAAGGAACGTTTCCTTCCTCGGTTACTACGAATACTTCCGCTCCCGCTTCAAAAGTAGGTGCTTCGATTACGGTTGTTCCGTCTATTAGACGGGCTTGTTCAAGTTTCACTTCCATTCCTAAAAGCGTCTTGATTTCTTTTATTGCTTGTTTTGCGTTCATCGTTTATTTATTTAGACTTTACCTATTGATTTCATGGCTATTTCGATGTCGTTAAAATCGCCTTGCCCGTCCTCGATTAACATATAAATGTCGCTTAACATTTTATCAAGGTCAGAACCTTTAAGATTAACGCCTAATTCACCGCTCAATTTATCCATTTGAGCTTTGTATTTTTCAGCTGTTTTTTGTGCGCCTTGCCAAAATCCTTTATTTAAAGCAATATCTTTATAAGCCGCGTTTATAGTTGCCGCTGCTTTCTCAATTGTTGCTTTAGCTTTTACGGATTTTTTACTCCATTCTGTTAACTGCTTAATACCCCCTTGCATTTGGGTCATTAATGACAATTTAACATCTACTGCCGACAACTCAGTATTATCTAACTTCGCTATCTTTTCAAATACGTGTTTATTCATAACTTATTAACTATTTGGGTTTATATTGTTGCATTTTTACATTGGAATATTTACATCATAAGATTCAGTAGATTTTACATAATTGTCTAAAATATTTTTATTAGTGTCTATTGATTTTGGATAATCAAATCCTAATTGAGAGGCTTTGTTAACAATTTCAATATAAGATTTATCAGTTCTATTTTTAATTGCTTTTAACTGTGCAATATAATTTTTTGCTAAATTTAATTTTGCTTGTAAATCTTTTTTTGATTTATCCAATTCATTTTGCATTTTTTTAATGATATCGGCATCTTTTTGATTTTCAGTCATTATTTTTTTTAATTTATCACCAATTAAAACCCCTTCGTTTATTTCTTTATTAAAATCGTCTATTAATGCCAATTCTACATTTACTTCTGATAACTGCGTCTTTTCTAATTCAGCTATTTTTTTAAATACGTGCTTGTTCATTTTATTTTGTTTTTAAGAGTAACTATTGTTTTTTGTTCGTGGTTGATTTACGTTTTGGCTTTGGCTTGTAGTCTGATTTTCCAAACTACCTACTCCTTGTTGCCATAACTCACCGTTACAACATTCGCTTTTATAAGTGTTGTCTTTACATAGGCATCCGCGTCGACCGCCTAACGGGCTAACTGGAACTCGTTTATCTTCTTTAGGCATGGCTTAGTTTTTCAATGAAGTAAATAACGTCGTAGATTATTCCAGAATGACTTGCGTTAAACTTGATTTGTAATCCGTCATTTGCTACGTTCGTGTTTGCGTAGAAATTAAACGACCTTGAATAAACGTGCTCAACCCCGTTACCCCTTGGAAAAACAATAACGTCGGCTATATTTTCGTAATCTGCGTCGGTAGGGCAATAAAAGTTTAATTCAGCGTGTGCATTATTGTTATTCATGGACGCTTTAAAAGAAATCGTAATAGCATACGTTGAACCCGCTTCTAAATCAAAAGACGGGCTTGTGTACATTCCTAAGACGTAAGGGTCGTTTGTCCTACCTCCGTTATTAGGTAACGTAAATTCCGTGTTTGCGGTCATTAAATACGGGTCTTCGCTTGTGAACTCGGTATCGTCGTAACGCGCCCAACCTATTTGTAAAGCGTTGTTATCAATTGGTGCAAATTGTACCCATTCAACCCCATTACCTACATAGTAATTCCCCTCGCTTTCGATTAACGCACCCATTTCAGGCAAAGAGTTTTGTTTCTTAGTTCTGTCTACGCTTTCTAATTGAACCGTAAATTGCGAGTTTTGACGCGTTCTTGATATTGGAGGGTTTCTTTGGTCAGGCATCTTTTAATATGTTTTTAATTTGGTCTAATAGTGATTCGTGTTTGCTTAGTTCCTCTTTGCTATCGAAGTACCCCTCGATTGAGAAACCTTTTACCTCACCCGCTTTTACTTTTTCCCAAACGTCTTGGTTATCTACTTTCATTGATAACATCCAAGTTCCCATTGGTAAGTTAAAGCCGTACTTAACGCTTTTGTCATGCTTCTCATCTTCGACTATCCAACTTTCAACTACTGACATTCCGTTAATTTCTTTCATGTGTTCATAGGTCGCGTTGTTTTGCTTACCTCGTTTCAAAAAGAGTTCGGATGCCTTACGTATTGTATTCTCTGAAAAGAAAATATAGTATTCCTCTTTCGTCTTTTCGTTCAATCGTAAGATGTGCTTGTTAGGAATCAAAGCCGCACCCATCAAAATACGCTTTTCCTCGTCTACTTCTTTCAGTTCTACAAAGTGCTTATTCAATGCTACCCAGTCTTCCTCGATTGCGGGGTGTTCTACAACACTAACGGCGTACACGCCTTGCTTCATGTTGTTTTCGTCTAAAACTAATTCGATAACGTCCATAATTTGATAACTTAAAATGTTTACAATGTTGCATTATTCACGCGCGCCCTATCTAATCCTTGCGCTGTGGTCACGTCACCGCTCACGACATACGCTTGTATGGGTTGTCCTGTTAACTGAGCAAGTGCGCTTACGTTGGCGTTTCCTACTACGTTAAATTCGGGCGTTGTTATTGTGCCTGTTCCCATATTCGCTGCGCTTGGTGAGTTACTTCCGCTATCACCTCCTTGGTATTGTTGTTTAGCAATGTTTCGAATATTTACTAAACTTGCCGTCGCTGCCATTGTCGCGGCAATAACCGCCCGTGGAATAGACGAAGGGTCTCCAACTATTAACTGCGAACCATAAGCGGCAACCGTGTTTTTATACATTTCAACCGTGGCTTGTGCAATCTGTAACGCCTTAGTTCTTTTAAATGATTTCTTACGCCCTTCCTCCGTTTCTTTAGAAAATAGTTCGTTTAAATTCGAAAGGAAATCTAATCCCTCTTTTATTCTATCCGCAAGTTTTAATTGTAAGGCTATTTTTTCTTGAAAGTCTACTTGGTCTTTTGCCTTTTGTTCTTCTCGGTACTTGTCGTTGATTGCTGTTAGTTCGGCTTTTTGTCTTTTCTCTAATTCGGTTACATCGTATCCGTATTGTTTAGCCGTCTCAATTAACTGAAAATACTTTTCATTTACTGCATCTACTTCAAGCTGTTCTGCGCTTATCGTGTTTTCCCTGTATTGTTGGTCAAATTCCTCTTGAGCGTCTAACTGGGCTTGTCTATTGGCTTGTATTTGTGCTTGTATTTTAGCCTCTCTTTCTGCGGCTATCTTTGCTTGTTCGTCCGCATACTTTTGTCTGATTTGCGTTAACTCGGTTTCTTGTGCCGTGGTTAATTTGCTTGTATCTTGTCCGTATTTTTTAGCCTTAGCTAAAAGAACCTCATATTTTTTAGTTACCGCGTATTCCTCTCTTTGTTGCTCGGTCATTAATCGTAAACGCTGTTCTTCATCAAACTGCGCTAACTGCTGCGCGATTTCATCAAGTGCCGCTTTACGTTCTTCCGCTGCTCTTTGTGCGCGTTCCCTTGCTTTTTGTGCTGCGGCTTCTGCTCGTGCTGCTCGTTCTTCGTCTAAGGCTATTTGATTTTCGTTTTTAATTCCCGCTTGCTTGTCTATTTTATTAGCCTGTTTGATTAAATCATTCGCAGCATCCGAAAATATTTTGTTTCGTTTTTTAGCTT